TGTATTATGGATATGACAACTATTATTAATAACAATTTGGCAATTACTATTTAAAGATAAATTGATATAATAACATCTTGGCCCTTAACTTGTATTATGGATATGACAACTATTATTAATAACTATTTGGCCCTTAACTTGTATTATGGATATGACAACTATTATTAATAACAATTTGGCCCTTAACTTGTATTATGGATATGACAACTATTATAAATTTAATTTTTGGCCCCATTACTTGATATGATAGCTTAATTAAAATATAATCTTGTTTATGGCGTTAAAATTATTGGGTAAATCGCGCGCACTATATACAGAACTAAATTATAAAACTACTTTATTGTTTTGTTATTGTGGCTTAACTTTTTTGTTGTTGTGTTAATTTGGTATTAAATATAATCACTTTCTACGGATTTAATACAAGCCATTTCAAATAATTAAAAACCATTTCATAAACTTATTAATATTATGTTGTCTACATTATATTAATTTAATCATTGTTATCTTCATCAAAAAAATCTAATAATCCAAATTTTGCTTTTTTACTTTTTTGTTGTTGTAGTTCTAATAGTTCTAAATTAGGTTTTATATTAAACATTGCCGTATATTCTGCTTTGAAATTTTCCGCGCTCGGATTTATATATTGATTTAATTTTAAATGTTCTTGTATCACATCTACATTTAAAATATAAATTCGCTTAAATTGTTTACCTTCTCGTATTTGTTTACTGCTTATAATATGCGAACCACAAATATTTTTTATAATTCCAATATATACTGGTTTAAATTCTATCATAGTAACGGGCTTATCTTTGGTACATCTAAAAACTTTTTTTATCAAATCCCATAAATCATTGGTAATATCAATTTTATTAGCTTGAATATAATTTATTTCTAATGGTTTTATATTAAATCTTTTTTCTAGTTGTCTAACTAAGTTAATTTTAAAATATGGACTTTCAATTATTTTTACGCCGAACGACTCACTTTTAAATTTATCTAATTTAGCATTAATATATTCATCTGTTTTTAGAAATCTAATAACGTTTAAATGGTCATCCATTTTATATTCATCACTTAATAAAACTTGGTATTTGGAAATTATAATTTTATCATTAGGTAAATTTAAGAAACTGATACGTTCATTAAGTACTTCAAATTTAATAACATCTTTGTTTTCTGTTTCTAGAAAATCATTAAATAGAACCTCGTTAATTTCCAGTTTTTTATTTTTCATATCTTGCTTTAATACATTATCCAGTTTATCATTATTGTCATCTAATGAAACTAATTTAAATTTTGCTAACTTCAAAATATTTTGAAAGTGGTATAATCTACTTGTCTTGAAAATATCCGCGTTGTATTCATTATAGCAAAAAAGATTGAAAAAAGTATTTTCATTTATATTTAATTCTGTTGTTACTTCGTCCAATTCTTGGCACACTTCGCGGAGTTGTTCCGATGTGTTAATATAATTTTTATACTGTTCTGTTAATTGTTCTAAGCTGTCAAATTTTGGCACTTTGGTATTTTGATTGCAATAATAAAATAACTTGTCAATATTGCGGCATCGCGTCGCTTGTTGGAATGATGCCAGCGCGTCAATTGTATTTCCCCTTATGTATATAAATACATCTTGACATTCTAATATACTAAAATCAATAGCAGTAATAATTGAAGGACTAAAAAATACAAATTTATTTTTGAATGTCTCGGATGCGTTCCCGATGTTAAATTTACTATTTGCAGTTATTAAAATAAATTTATCATTTATTTCTTCTTTTGTAAAATTACTAATTGCTTTATAATAATATTGTTCAATAGTTGCGCAACTATCACAGCCAAATAAAAAAGGTTTATTTTGGTTAATGTGGTTCTGTATTAGCTCATAAAAATTATTTTCGTTCTTAACATGTACCGCTTCCACGTCTTCGAATTTTTGAAAATCATTTATAATAAATAAGTTGTCACCATTGAAACGGTTTTTTATGAACTCAAAAACATTATCACAAATAACATTATCCGCAAGAATTAATTTATTACAATTTTTAATGATTCTTAACAATACGGTATATATACGTTTAATTTGTGTTATGGTTTTATTATGTGTAAAATTAAGAAAACTGTTAATTTCATCTATAAAAATGACGTAATTTTTTAATTCATAATTGCTTAAGTGTTCTAATTGTAATAAGCTATTTATGCATATACTAAAATGTTGATTCTTAATAAAGCCGTCTTTATAATTTAATAAATTAATGTTATATTTGCTGAATGTCTCGGCGTGCTGGTTTCCTAATGTGATTTTATCAGATAATGACAAAATTTTAATATAATCATTTTCTGATTCTGATATATATGATTTACAGTATTTAGCCATTGCCGTAGTTTTGCCTGTGCCTGTACATGATTTTATAATAATTGTTTTATTTTCTCTAAATTCGGTATAGCTTAAAATTTCCGAAACATATTTATTATTTTTGTGTATCGGGTTAAAATCCTTTGTCAGTGCATCAAAACGTTTAAAACTTTTAAAAAATTCTACTTGGTTGTCTGTTTCTGTGTTAATAATATGTACTATATAATTTATATCATATTTAACATTTTTTATAGTTCGCCATATCTTCAAATTATTTATTTTGTTATAATTTTGACTGGTATAGCTCCAAGAATCCCAGCCATTGAAACATTTTAAACCCTTGCAAATATTAGTTATAATAATCCATTTTGAATAATCATTTAAATAGCATTCGGGTAGTAATTGCAATAGTTTTAATATTTCATCCTCGGTAACATTAAATATCATTTGTTTATTAAATATAAATTCTTTTTTTCCGCTTTCGCTGAAACCAATTAAATTTATATTTTTTGATTCTAATTTAATGTAATCTAATAAATGATCCTCAATAGTTGAATTTAACAATGATAAAGACTGTTTTTTAATTTCGTTTGTTTGTCCTGGAAGCCTAAACCATTTATTATTGCTATATACTCCGATGTCTAGATATTGACACAATAAAACGTTTTTATTTTTAATGTCGCTGAATATCTGACGCTGTTGTTTAATTGTTCCGTTTAGTTCTGGAATTGTAAAATGCATACTATATTCAATTTTACCGTTTATGATTTTATTATTGCCGCAATATTTAATGCTTGACAATTCTATATTTAGGTAATCCGCAATATTTCCTAATATTTCATAAAATATTTTTAAATCTGCGATGTGGTCCACATCGCCAAATACAATATAATTTTTATCTTGTTTTAATAACATATGATAACCTTTATTGTTTTTCAATTCTTCGATGACATCTTTAATATTACCACTGAATATTTCGGTTAATGGTTCGCCGTTGGTACCTCTTGCAATATTGTAATTTTTTAATGAATAGATTTTTAATAATGACATTGTAATATATTTATTTATTATAACATATATTAATATAATAATTTAGCTAATTTTAACGAATAAAAAATAAAAACTAGATATTTTTTTAAAAAATGAATTTATATAAACGCTTTTAAATATTTTGATACATTTTTAATTATAAATTAGGTAATTATACTTATAATTTCGGTTAAAACAGATTTAAAAAAATGTATAGTTATTATAATAATAAATAAAAATGAATTCTGATGTTATGACAATAGAAAATGCCAACCCGGTAATAATTCAATATTTGGTGCAAAAGATGAGCGAAAAAATAGAAAAAACCAGAAAAAAACAGAGGGACCGCGCGAATAAATGGTATGAAAAACACAAAAAGGTAAACAAGGATTATTTAAATGAAAACAATGAAGTAGTTAAATTTTCACGCGGCGGACGTCCTCGGAAAATTGTAAATATTGATGTAGATGTATTACCACTTATTAAAGTTTAATAAGTAATTAATTTTATGATGTAATTTAACATTATAAAAATAATGGTTCTTGTTTTTTGAGATTGAAAAGTTAAATTAATAATATGATATGTATTATTAAATTAATTCTGTTGTTGTTAAATTTTGTTGTTCTTTTATCTTTTTTTGTTTACGCCATTCTTTTTTATATAATGCTATTTTTTCTTTATTATCTTGGTTGTATTGTTTTTGATATTCTAAATAATGTTCTTTGTTATCCTCATTATATATTTTTTGTTGTTCATTTAATTTTTCTTTATTTTCTTCATAATATTTTTTTTGTTGTTCATTTAATTTTTCTTTATTATCTTGGTAATATTGCTTTTCTGTTCTACCGGGTATATTTTTATTTACACATTCATTATTAAGTATATATTCTGCTTCTCGTGCTCTAGCTTGGTCTTCGGTTTCACATGGGAAATTTTCAACTAATAAAATTACAGCATTGCCTAATTCAATTATTAATTTACTTGTTGATGTATTATAATTACTTTTATGTGTTGCGAATCTTCGCGCTAATGTTTGGCAGGTGTGACCATAATAAACCATATCGGGATTATTTAATGATGTAATTTTATAAATCTTACAATTCTGTAAATCTCCAATTCTCGGCATATTCTATTGTTTCTTATTATGTTATTATATGTTATCATTTCTTTAAGTATTAATTTTATTATTTTTTTAATGTTTTTGAATATTTTGAAATGGCGCCTAATTTCCGTAAAAAATGAATTATATTATTTAAAACGTGAATTAGGCGATGACAAAATTTAACCCATAATATAAAAGCCATTATAGTAGTATTATAAAATAGTTTCTGGTATCTGGGCGGCGGAATAATTGAATTTTTTTAGACCGCATACAAGTACAACAACACAAACCACAACACAACCAACGAACCAACCAACCATTATTTAATACAACTATGTAAATTTACTAATTCACATGTTTTTTAGTCTTTTTACTTATTCACATGTTTTTAGTCTTTTTACTAATTCACATGTTTTTAGTAAGCAATTTTTATAGCTCAACATTTCCAGTATATCACCAACTAATACTAAATAATGGTCTTATTAGTTTGTATTAAATTATATTATAATCTGTTTATTAATCTTCTTTAATTGATTAAAACACAAGGAGTGCAGGACTTAATACAATTTAATAAATACTAAGCTTTATACCAAATTCAATATTTAACTATATTTTAAGTTGTTTTAAATACTTTGTTATTGATTTTCTTTAAATGGTTTTATATATTTTGAAGCAGTTTTAAATTATTTTAAAATGGTTTGACATTGTTTTAAATTATAAAATAGGGTCAAATTAGTAGTTTTCATTACTATACCATACTATCAATATTTTTATAAAAAACTAAATCA